AAGTAAGGCTTGCTCCTAAAGAAAAATTACCAGACGAGTCTGTATAGAACGAAGTATTGGTATTGTTATAAGCCCCAGTTCCGATGAAAATCTTTTGAGCGCCAGCGCTTGCATCTAAGGTCACAGTACCAGAAGTAATTTTATTCGAAGTGATCGCCCAACCAGCAGCAGTTCCTCCGATATAACCAGAAGTTGCGCGAATCTCTCCCTGTACAGTCAAAGTATTAACGTCAAACTTTACAAACGATCCAGAGCCGCTTAAATCGCCAACACCGAATCTAGAAGTTGTGCCTAACGTCGTTCCCTCTAAGTAAAATCCTTGGCCAGTCGTAAAGTTAGTCACGCCAGCGCTTTTAATTACGCCACCACCAGTTATCGTTAAAGTCTTAGCGTCGATTGTGCCAGTAGAAATTCTGTCAGCAATAACTTCTCTAATTTTTGCAGAATCGATTGCTGCATTTTTGATATAAGCCGATCCGATAACTGCATTTGCAATAGCGTTCCAAGCCAAGTCATAAGCGCCATTTACGTTTGTGGCGATCATGAACATTGAATCTGTTAAGACAGGATAATCATTTGGCGATGTCGTTCCCGTTACAATAAAAGTATTGTATGTTATTGAACTGCCAGAAACAGGAATCGTCGCATATACATAAGCGACTCTTTGCCCAGCTATTTCGCTGCTAGCTGTAACGCTGCCAGAGGCAACCGTGTATTTTACACCGCGATAGTAAAGAAAATGGCTATTCCAAGAAACTGTATAAGTTACAAGATTGCTAGTCCAACTATCGCCTTCTAAAACGATAGTGTTATTATACATCTTTGTCGCATTAATCGCAAAGTCAGCAACATCAGTCTGCTGAACTGTTCCTGGTGTTGTTGTGGCAACATTAGATGGAAACGCGCTAACGTTTCCAGAATAGTCCACTGCGGTTAACCAGTAGTAATAAGTTTCTCCTTGAACAGTGGTTGTGTCTGTAAACGCATCTGCATATCCATCGAAAACAGAAGATACATTTGACGTTAAGGTCGTGATCGCATTAGTTCTGGTATAGGTTTCAGATCCTGTTCCTGTGCCTATTGAGTAAGCAAACTGCGTTGGACTTAAAACTGTTACCGTTTTTTCGCCGTTTGGATTTAACGTTCCAGAAAGACCAACAACCGTTACCGAATTACCGCTCGAAAATCCGTGCGCTGATGATGTTGTTATAGTAACCGTTACTCCGCTTCTGGTTGCGGCTGAAATAGATCTTACTCCAGAGGCAGAAATTGGTCTATATAGTTTAACATAAGCCAGATCCTTGTCAGAAGGATTGACCCAAGTTACAAAAGCCGATCTTATAGCCGATGTAGCCGAAGCGTTTGTCGGAGCCGATGGTGCCGTCGAATCCTTAGAACTTAAAATTACATTCGTGTTATTTAGCTCTGTATATGTCGATGAGTTACTGTCGGCATCAATAGCGCGAACTCTTACTTCATAGTATGTATTGGCTACTACTGTCCATTCTTTTGTAACCTTACCATCCGAACCTACGCTTCCTTCGGCTGGCGTCAAATCGACAACTTCTGAAAAAACTTGAGCTACGCTATAACCAGTTAAAACACCACCCCCATCAAACGTTGGAGTTCCACTTGCGCGTCTAATATACCAAGCATAAAAAGCCAAATCTTCTTCTGTATTTGGGGTTATTTTCCCACGAATAACAACGCGCTCTGTTCCATCCTCCATTATTTCGGATGCGGTAGTTACCGCCAAGTCACTCGGGACAGCTGGAGCATCGCCAATGTCGCCTCCCCCACCAACAACGAGTTCAGAAAAACCAGGGCTGTTCGCGAAGTTATCTCTAGAGATCCGCTTCGTCTTCTTTGTGGAAGCTTGAAGAAACAAGATCTGATCTTGAGAATCTATGCGCGTTGCCTCTGGAACGTCTGTTATTCTTTTGCTCATTCTTAATACTTTACATTAAGGATTGATCGATTCGTTGATATAAACGGAACTAAGTGTCGGAATTCCGAACGATCCAGACATTAGGATTCCAGTCGTTGGCGAGACTTCAAATGACCAGCTTGTTTGAACTATTGACCTATCTCCGATTTGAGCGCCAATCGAGTACGAATCTAGCCTCGCATTTTGAATTTTTATTCCCAATTTTTCAATATTATTGGGGTTTTTGAACATGATATTGAAGTCGTAACCGCTCGTTGCTACGTCTTCGGCCTTGAACGATTCGGCTAAATTCTCTGCCTGAAACGTATCGACTAGCGAATCGACCGACATTGTTGCGACTACTGGGATCTGAATCTTGCGCGTTGTCGGATAGTTGCTGCCGAATCCGTAAAGAGCCTTTCGCTCAAATGGCAACGATAGCTGAAACGACTGGAAGTTATCAAAATCAAAACCGAACTTCATACCCGAAACGGTAGTTGAAGTTGTGCTTATCGAAGCTCCGTTGAACGAGCAGCCGCTATCGAATACGTTCTTAAACCCAGTGATGTATCTCGACGAGCGCGAATTATCCAAGAAGTCGATTCCGTACTGTACATTATCCATCTCTGCCGTTTCGCCAGTGTTACCAACGTTGACCGCAGGAACGTATCTGCTGTTCGTATAATTTGTTATACTCGCGTTCGCGGCTGCGAATGTGCAGTTTACGCTAGCCATTCCACCTACCGACAAAGCGATCTCGTAGCTAGTGATAAATGCATTACCGATTCCAAGTACATTGTAGTCTTGTGCAGACGTATCGGCGTTCGCATCTTGATACTGGTCTTGTGAAATCAAGACATAGAAATTCTTATCGCCAGTACTTGAGAAAACGGTCTGCAACGGGTTTGAATACGCGCCTGTAGTAAAGTCTAGGCCGATATATTTTTCATTCCATCCATCGTTCAAAAGATACGATAGGTTCAACTCAACGTCTGGCGCTAGCTGCGTTTGTCTTGAAGCGAATTGATTTGAGCCGACTTGTTTTAACGCCTGACGATCAACGCTAAACGAAAAGTCATACGACTGGATGAAGTCTAGGCGCGAAATTTTTTGTCCAGTATTAGACGCTGCTTCGAAAGCTCCGTTAGAGCCAACGAACATCATTTGCATCTCGTATGAAATAGAGTTTCTCATTAGTATGACTTTCTAACGCCGAGAGGATCTTCCTCTATCGTTACCGAGATATCGTTAACGTTTTTGTAAACCATCGTGTGCGACCAACGCGACGAGAAGAAGAATTTATTCTGATTATAAATCTTCGGAATCTTGTATTGAAATCTTCTAAAGCCCTGCTTCGAAATCAAGAAGTGCAAGATGCAGCGAGCCTCCTTGTCGGAAACGCCTCTAAACTCCAGATTAAAAGATTTTAAAGTATTTGAGTGCAAACCAAAATCGGTGCGTTTCGTGTACGAGTAAGGAAGTTCAGTTTTGACAACTGCCGTTTCTTTTTCGACTCTCGCAGAATATGTCGGCTGGAAGAAGAAATCCCTCGTCCATTTATCGTTCGCCATATTTGACGAGCTATAGCTCGCGTCTGAAGTATGATCGCCCGTGCAATAGTAGAACGAATCGTAAAGATTGCTCATGTTGCTAGGAAAAGTCGCGTTGCCCGTATATTTGACTATATCGTATTCAACATAGCTCGTTGAAGTTGCCCAGTCGCCTTTTACGTTGGCCGTTTGCAACATCAGCGGATTGTTCCAGTTCAAAAGCGTAGAAATCTGATCGGAGTTTAAAACAGCATTGACTGTATACAAGTCGTTCTTGTCAAACGAAGCACCGAAGTTATTTGCAAATAGATTAATCGGTTTGTAAAAAGATGCTGGATCTGTATACTGAAAATACCCAGTTCCATTCAAACTTTCAAAGTAGCCAACTATTTGCCGAGCCTGCTCTTCTTTACGATTGTCGAAATTCATCTGAAACTCTAGCTGCAAGTGATTTGCGCCCTTCGGCATCGTGTAGACGTAATTATCGGTCGTCTCGTATTGCGACAAATCTGCATTAAACGATACGGTCGTTCCGTATGACGGCTTGAATGCGAAAGCCGCTGGTATTGAACCAGTTACATTTTGATCTCTATCGTAAAGGAACGACATTAGATGAATCCTTGATAGTTTAGAGTCAGCGTCAGATCGTCTGTAGCTGAACTATTCATAGTTTCTCCTATTAGCTCCATGTTTGCCATTGTGAACGAGGCCAAAGACCCTATAGTTATATTAACATTTCGCTTGTTTGAGTCTATAACATAATCAAAAAGTCTTTTCGATTCGTAATCATCGACCGCGATTGTAAACTGGGCGTTTACTTTAAATGGTCTATTCGACACAACGTCTATCGCGCCAGAGCCAGTCGGGTGATAGAAAGCCTGTCTGTTGCACTCAAGAGAGTAGGTAAAAGCCTCGATTCTATTCGTACCCGACCCGTCACACTGTATTAGGATATCGGCTGGTCTAACGACCGACAGCTTACCAGTTTCAGCCGCGCCAGTCTGGGCCAATCCAGTGCCAACGTCACCAAACAAAGCAAAGTCTGCACTAACGCTCGGAAAGTTACCAACCGCACAAGAAACCGAGTAAGAGGTTAAATAAGCTGAACGAAAAGAAAAATTCTTACTATTATAGAATAAACCGCCACTTATTGGCGCTTGACCAGTCATTTTTAGCAAAAAGTCATTTGGCGACAAGTACTTTTGTACGCTCAAACTAGACTGCGGCACTCCGTTTGTAAATGTGGCAAACCTACCGTAGCCAATCACGTTTAAGTGCTCAACTGGTAGCGAATAGCCAAAGTTTACATCCGAGACCCCAAAAATCTTGAGGCCGCTGAGATATAGACTATTTTCATAATTTGAGATCGATGATTTCATTATCTACTTCTCAGTGAGCCGCCAAGACGCTTCTCTTCGTTGATCGTTTGGATAACAACCTGACGGATCTGGTCGCCCATCTTCTTGTAATCGATGCCGCCGCGAGTCGTCTCGCCTTGGGTTTGGGTTTCGGTTGCGCCGCCGTTTGTAACGTTGATATTGATGCTGATGTTCGAACCAGCGGTCGTTTCGAGCTTCGATGACAAGTTATCAAACTTGTCGCCAAGAGACGTGTCGGTTTCGGTCGAAACCATACCGCCATTTGCGAATCTTGGAGCGCGACCTTGATTGATGGCGTCA